AGATCATTATGATATCAGAATTACCAAACGGTTCTGCCTGGGTTCTCTTAGGGATAACATGGCAAAATATCAATCAGGTGTCCAAGGTGTCACAGAATACTTGTTAAGTAATGAACTAAATACATACACAAACTAACTAAATATATAATTATGTCAGATATAGAATACAACGATTTTGGTTTTACGGCAATGGATGCCGATGAACTGGCATCGGTCGATACAAAGATAGTCGAAAAGACCCAGACATCTAAAGAAGTTATCTCACAGATGGACGACTTCATACGACCATTGCTTGAGAATTTAATGAAGGATTCAGACAAAGACTACATTTACTGGCCGAACAGATCAGAAATGATTCAGAAACAAATCGAAAAACTTAATAATATTCAAAAAAGTCTTTGACTTTAACCCTCACTTTTTGATATGATGTACTCTAAATTAATTAACGGAGTATACAAATGTCAATATCTTACTATGACGATTCACCAGCAGTAAAGCAACTCGTACAAATCGGTCGAACTATGATCGCCTTGTGTGAAAAGAATGAACTGTTTCCTGACGATGATGCCATGTGGAATGCCGCAGTAGTGTGTGGTAATAAACTAACTACAATCGGCACAACTTGGTCACGTATCAATAGCATAGCAGACTTGCAACCTATTGAACGCAAAGCATTACAGACTTACTTAGAAAATAAGTAATGCAACCCCTTGACTATGGGTCTCACTTTTTTATATACTATAAACATGATGAGATTTATTAATACACACGGACTTCTAGACTTGGACTTTGTTTTGCCTATTCTAGGAGTATTTTTATTAATTACTATAGGAGAGACTATATGAATGCAATAGCAAAAGCAACTGAACTAGCAGATGCAGTTCAAAACCTTTGTGATGAGTTACAATCTATCCAACATTCTGTTTGGGATCATTGCAAAGAAAGGGGTTCTTATTACGATTTCAAAATCGGTAAGAAGTATATCAAAGTAATCAACTATGACGATGCAAATGGTAGTGGTGCCTCAGTGTGGGGTTTCATTAACGTTGGCAACAATAAGTTCAAAGTTGGTGATGTTCTTAAAGCATCGGGGTGGTCTGCCCCAACTCTTAACACCGCGAGAGGTAACATTCTCGAAGGTTACAAGTTGACAGAGAGAATGCAATACGGACCTGGTTACTGTTCAGGTGCTATTGCTGGTACTAAAAGAAACGGGAGTTTTGTATGAAGTTCAGAGAATATCCAAAAAAGTTTAAAGATAGAGTAACGTCTGCTGGACGTCAATACTCAAGGTGGGGTGTGACAGGTACATTCTCTACTACAGACGATGCAGTCAACAAATACAAGAACGATTTCTATGTCGCACCCGGTGATGTAGTTCGTTGGCATTCTAACAATCGTATACCCTTTGGTGATGTGTTGTTAGATTTTTGTGAAGCATTACTCATTACACCTAAACAGTTAAGGGTGTCAAATGAGATCAGAGAAGAGGAGACAGACAAGTTCTGGAAAGATCATTTTAGTTTAATAGGAGAAGAATAATGGAAGAGAAATATATTAATTTGTTAGCAGAGTGTTCAACTGTAAACGGTGAGCAAACTCTAACTGAAGCAGATATTCGAGATATGGTCGGTGCACCAGATCCCGAAGAAGAGAAGTATTGTTTATGTGGAGAACTACTCAGTGAGTGTGACGAGGGTTACGTTCATATGACTAGTGGTTGTTAATGGACATTCTACTAGGAATCATTGCACTGATTGTCATGGGTCACATGGCATATTTAGGTGTTCACATGAGCAACGAGAGACGACTCGGAAAACAAATACCTTTGTGGTGGGAGAAAAAGAATGACAAGTAAATACGGAAAAGTAATTGACGGACACGTTAAAGAACAATTTCATAAAACATTAATTGGTTTCAGTTTTGGTTCAGTGTTCGGTTTCATAGTTGGTATGTTAGTGATGGTTCAGAACGTACATGCGGCCGATGAGAATGGCGAAGTAGTATGTATGGCAAAGAACATCTATTTTGAAGCAGGTAATCAACCACTTGCTGGTAAAGTAGCAGTAGCACATGTAGTACTAAATCGTATGGATCATAGTGCATACCCTAAAGATATTTGTGGTGTAATCTACCAAGCAAAGTGGCGTGAGAATTGGAAAGGCAAACAAGTGCCGATTCGTAATCAATGTCAGTTTAGTTGGTTCTGTGATGGCAAGTCAGATGAACCTCTAGACACTGATACATTCTTTGAATCGTATCTAATAGCACAAGATGTAATCATGGGTTTATATCCTGACATTACAGAAGGTGCAACACATTATCATTCTTTATATGTCGATCCATATTGGAATGAAAGTCTTAACGAGACAGTAATAATAACAGATCATATTTTTTATAAGTGAGGTAATAATGGATAAACTATTTGAAAATTTAATGGATAAATTAAACGAGATTAACGATAATCTAAATGCAACTCATTCTATGATTGATCAGATGGATAGTGCAATGAGTACACTAGAATCTGAAATATCATCTTTACAAAGTACAGTTGATAGTGTACAATGTACTGTAGACAACATAGAAAGCAACGTATGAATTTATTTTATTTACACAGACAACCAGAAGTATCAGCAAAACTACACTGTGACAAACATGTAGTTAAGATGATTATCGAGTATGCCCAGATGCTATCAACGGCACATCGTATACTCGATGGTGATCAATACACTGATGCATCTAGTGGACGTAGAATACAAAGATGGCGTCTCGATCCAGATCGTGAAGGCATCTTATACAAAGCAAGTCATATCAATCACCCCTCTACACGATGGGTACGTGAGAATGCTATTCAATATCAATTTGCATACGATATGTTTGTTAATCTATGTGAAGAGTATACTTACAGGTATGAAAAGAAACACCTGACAGATACTAAACTTAGAAATGTTCTTAATAATCTACCTGACAATATCAAACTTGGTAGATGGTCAGAACCACCTCAGTGTATGCCTGATGATGTCAAGACAGAATCAACTGTTGAGGCGTATCATAAATACTATAGAATCTACAAAAAAGATTTCGCAAAATGGACAGGTAGACCTGTACCAGAGTTTATGTTAGCATGAGAGTATTAGTTGAATCATACGGAGATGTAAGAATCTTCTCAGAAAGACCATTCGGTTACAAACGTTACATAGTTACTTGGCCAGATCACGAAGAAATGTTTAGTGGTCTTTGGTATTCAGAAGAGAAAGTGAAAGAACTTGTAGAGAAACGAATACAAGGAAACCCAATCTAATGCCAGCATACGACTTTCTAAACACTGATACTAATGAGGTGGAAGAACATATCATGTCTTACACTAAGTTAGATGAATTCAAAGCAAATAACCCACATCTAAAGCAACAAGTTCTTTCTGCCCCAACTACAGTGGGTGGGATTGGGGACAGAGTTAAACCAGATTCTGGATTTAAAGAAGTGATGTCTAAGATTGCATCAAACAATATCGACACACCACTTGGTGAAAGGTATCATAGAAAGTCTGCAAAAGAAGTGAAGACTAGAGATACTATCAAAAAACATGTTGACCTACAGAGCAAAAAGAAGTAGAATAGATTATGACTAAATTAAAACTAAACAAAGTAGAGTTACATGAACTCGAAGACATTCAACTAAACACCATACAAGAAGATGGAAAACGTTTCTATGTTGATCCTACTGGTACTATCAAGTACCCATCAGTAACGACAGTTACAGGTCTTCGAAGCAGAGAACAGATTAAATTGTGGAGAGAACGTGTTGGTGCGGAAGAAGCAAACAGAGTATCAGCACGAGCAACACGAAGAGGTACAAAGTTTCATCAACTCGTAGAAGACTATCTTAGAAAAGAAAAAGAGTACATAGAGTTTGATGATATCTTACAAGAGAGTATGTTTAAAGGTGTACAACCAGTACTAGATGAAATCATACCTATTGCCTTAGAGGCACCTCTTTATTCAACAGAACTTAAAATGGCAGGACGAGTAGACTGTGTAGGTCTATTTGATAATGTCTTATCAATCATCGACTTTAAGACTTCTAGTAAGATGAAGACTGAAAGCATGGCAACAGGGTGGTATGTCCAAATGACTGCATATGCACTTATGGTTGAAGAATTAACAGGTCAAGAAATTGAAGAAGTGACTGCCATCGTTGCAGTTGAAGGGCAATCAGGTTTTCAGTTGTTTACATCAAACCCTCAAGATCATATCGAAGAGTTGGTACAATTACGTAAGCAATATGAGAATCTATACGGAGTATAATAATAATGTCAGATAAAAAAGAATTCAATCTAAAGCAAGATTGGAATTGGAGTAAGATGATCTATAAAGCAGATGATTGGGTTCATCAACAAGCATACGATAATGCATATAACTCTTTATTAGATTATCTCGAAATTGAAAGTCAAGATGAACTTACACTTGGCCTAATAGAAGAAGCAGAACACCTTATAGAATTCTTAGAAACAGATTATGCAGAAGGTGGTCTTGGAGTTCATGATAGTAGTCCTACGTATTATGGGTACTATAGTGTTGTCAGAGATTGGAGAGAAAACATACTATTCGATGAACAATCAGGAGCACCACTAGTATAATGATTAGTAAAAAAGAGTTTACAGAAAAAGTTGAACGTCTAATTGTAGATAAACGTACCGATGTCATGAGTGCTATACTTAAGATATGTGAAGATAACAATATTGAACCAGAGGGTGCCAAACGTTTGCTCTCTAATCCATTGAAAGAGAAACTTGAAGCAGAAGCAGAAAGTCTCAAACTTATCAACAGGGTTAAAAGTAGTAGAGGTTCTCTACAAACGTTTTTTGATAAGGAGTAATTATGGAAAAAGGTGATATCGTTTCAGTCGTAACGTTAAACGGCGAGTTTGTTGGTAAAGTGGATTCAGTAGAACCACTTACACTTGCAGATCCTAGAATGATTGTAACTAACCCAGAGAATTCAAGTATGGGTTTTGCAAAAGGTGTTGCTATGACGGGTGTAGAAAATCCTGATACAATGACTTTTGATACTTTCACATTCGTAACACCCACTAACGATAAAGTAGTAGAAGGGTGGACACAAGCAACATCGAGTATCGTTGCACCAAAACCTAAAAAAGTTATTGTCAATAAGTAATGACAAGCAGAGAAGGGTACGATGCATATCTGTTATACCTTGGAATTAAGTTACACTTTAATTCTGCAGGGTATAACTTTGTCAAATACAATGGCAAAGTAAAAGCAGATTTGCCATCCTTTCTAAAACGTAATGACAAGTTTCACTTCGCAAAATTATCACGTAAGTATAAAGAAGAATTGAAACATTTCTACATTGCGAATTTATCAGTTAAAGATATGTGGGCAGGTGAAATGCTAGAGAACGAATCTCATAAGAGATTTACAGAATGGAAGAAAAGAAATCAAAAAATGTCCTATCTATTTGATCTAGATGTATCAAGACTCCTCGACAAAAAATCTATACAAGAAGTGTTAACAGTTAAAAACGGTCAGCACCCCTATTTACTGAAGCAGTATATGGCAAAAAATGTTTCTATTGAAACGATGTGTATACTAGATGATGTAACAGGGTATAGTAAGAAGTGGAATGATCTAATAACTGAAACTATTGTATACCCAGAAGTAATAGCAAAGATACAGAAATACAAATCGTTTCTTAACTATGACTTCCCTAAGTTTAAACAACAACTAATACAACTATGCTCTACTTAGTAGGTAATGGACCATCAAGGAAAGATCTGGACTTAGATGCACTAGGTGAATGGTGGGGGTTTAACATGATCTACACTACTCATACACCTGACTTAGTGTTTTGTGGTGACGTATATCCACAACATAAAATCATAGAAGATGAATACTACAAGACTAACAAAGTAGTAATGGGAGAATGGAACGAACTGCCTATTGATGCATGGGAAATGATTAAGATGGGAATAGATGGTGAGACAGTCGAGACTCGCCGACCAGACGACAATGCATTTGTGATGCAGTCAGAGTTGACTACAGGTGCATGTGATGGGAGACATTACTTCACTGGATATAGTACTACCCATCAAGATAACATAGTTATATATAAAAAACCAGAGTTCAAGAACATGTTATCAGGCATGTATGCTCTAGGTTATGCAGTAGATCACGGTTATAAAGAGATATGTTTACTTGGTTATGACTCATTACAGTTCGATCAAGTAGAGAATGTATTCAAAGGACAATACAACTACAGAGATAATTATACGTATCATTCTGGAGTTGGTGATGTGCAAAAAGCACAATTTATTGCTCTTTTAGAATACATAAATAAAGAGTATCCGAATGTAGAGTTATACTTTAAAAACCCTATTGACGGATTCGACAGAATCAAGTATACTGATATAGTATCTCGATTTAATGTCGAAGATAAGTGGATTCTAGGTCAAGGTCTAGAGTCTTTAGATAAAATGCTAATATAATGCGATACAATGTTTAATACAAGGAGAATACAATGTCGACATCTTTAGATAAACTCAGGGCAGCAATGGAATCTGCCTCACCATCAGGTGGTGAAAAAAAATCTTACGGAGACGAAAACTATTGGAAACCAGAACTTGATAAGTCAGGTAATGGTTATGCAATAATTCGTTTCTTACCAACACCCGAAGGAGAAGAGATGCCATGGGTATCTTATTTCGATCACGGGTTTCAAGGACCAGGTGGTTGGTATATTGAGAAATCACTAACTACTATCGGTAAAAAAGACCCAGTGTCTGAGTACAACACTTCATTGTGGAATACAGGACTAGAAGCAAACAAAGAACAAGCACGTAAACAGAAAAGACGTTTACATTATGTGTCTAACATCTATGTTGTTTCAGACCCTAAAAATCCTCATAATGAAGGAAAAGTTTTCAAGTACAGATATGGAAAGAAAATTTTTGAAATGTTGAAAGAAGCAATCTCACCTGCTTTTGAAGATGAGAATGCTATCAACCCATTTGATCTCAGAAATGAAGGGGCAAATTTTAAAATCAAAATCAGAAAAGTTGATGGTTATTGGAACTACGACAAGTCAGAGTTTGATTCACAATCTGCACTTTTTGAAGATGAAAATCAGTTAAATGATATATATACTTCACTGAACTCATTGAATGAGATCATTTCACCTGAAAAATTCAAGTCTTATGAAGAGTTGAAGACTAAACTAGACAGAGTTCTAGGACTAGCAGGTGGAGTTGCTACATCTACTGCGGAGTCAATAGCAGAAGACATGGAAGAAGTGCCATGGTCTGGTGTTAACGAGAACGTAGCAGACGAACCCGTAATCTCATCAGCAGAATCTACACCAATGAATGAGAGTGAAGACGATGCGATGGATTACTTTAAGAAACTTGCTACCGAGTAGTAAGATTTCTTAGTCGGGCGTGATGATGTTAGCATCACGGACTGAGGCCGTGGAATGGGGGTAACTCAGTAAGGGTAAAGAATCTAAGAAAACGCGGAGATTCTTGTAGAGAGCGGGATTGCTGTAAAGTGAATTGGGGCGACTCTACATTTTAATTAACTATTTGAAAATATATGCCAATTGTAAAACCAAGAATACATCCGAAGACGAATAACGTTGAACCGTTTGATCGTATGCTACGTAGATTTAAAAAAGCATGTGATAGAAAGGGTATTGTTAAAGAGGTCAGAGAGAGACAGTACTTCGAGAAACCTTCTTCTAAGAAAAATGAAAAGAATCAATACATCAAAAGAAAACGTAAACTCGATGCTAAAAGGGCAACCCTTAAAGGTTATCGTAGGAAATAAAAATGTCTAACTGGCATGGTGGCAAAGGTTCTAAAAGAAGGAACTCAGACGAGAAATTGTATTCTGATAATTGGGAAAAGATTTTTGGTAAGAAAGAACCTGAAATCAAAGTTCGTAAAGAAACACCTAAACACGGCACATCTAAAGTCCATTCGGACAAAACAAAATACAATCGTAAAAATCAGAAAGTCAAACAGGCATCAATGACTGATTTGAACTGGGACGGAAATCATTAAGTCTTACTGATCCCAAGGCATTGGGGTAGAGACTGCACCAAATTGATGTAAAGCAGATTCTTTTACAGACATGTCAGTCACAGCAGGTTGTGGCGGTTCTTGATTAACAGTAACATTACTATTATCACTGTTATCTGTTACTACGTTAGTGCCACTGCCATTTCCAGATAGATTGTTTAGATCAAGTACTTCGCCATTAGCATTTTCAATACTACTCATTAAATTGCCCGATGGGTCAAATGTGTTTAACATTCTTTTAAGACTTGCAGAAGAACCTGATCCAGAAAGTGTTAGGTAACCTTCTTTTTCATCACCAACACCTTCAGCAAATACACCATCACCTACCATCATGTCAGTAATGAATCCAAATTCATTTCCTCCACCCATGGGCATACTTGCTCTTTTTCCTATATCATAATCTCTGGCATTTTTGTCTTCAGCAGTTTGTAATCCTTCAGAACTAAAGGCCACACCATATCTATCTTCAAATTTATCTAAGAACATTGCAGAACTATCTTGTTGCTTATACAAATCTATAACTTTGTTTAATGTAGATTCGTTAAATTGACTTTGATCAACAACATTGTCAAGACTTTCTGAAGGCAATTTAGAATCTAACTGTTTATATGTCATGCCTGTTGTTTCTTCGAAGAAATCTTTATTTTTATTTAAGTATCTACCAAGAGCAGTTCTTCGGTCAATAAGTTCTTTATATTCTTCAGTTCTTGTGAACTCATCACCAGTTCCTCTTAGACCGACTATAAAGTTAGAAAGATCAAGATATTGTTTTCTTGCCAACATCAATTGGAAAACTGTTTGAGATTTTTTTGCTAATAATTTTCTTGTTTGTTTAACAATGTTTTCAGTATTCGCATCATTTTCATCAAGACCCATTCTATCGATGATCAACTGATCACCAGCAGTGCCTGTTTGGTTTTGTAATACAACTTCGGCAACTTCTTGGTTTGCTTCTAGGTTTACACCATCTGCACCTGTGTCTGTTTTGATTCTGCTATCTAGAATTTGTCCATATGTTTCTGATTTTTTATCTGTGTCTATGTATTGAAATAAAGCATCTGGTCTTTGTATGTCTTTTGTGCCATCAGCATTCTCTTTGACAAACCCTGGTCCACCTTTAAGCATTGAGTCATATCGATATCCTTGAGCAAACATATCGTCAGACATTCGAGTACTTCTCTTCTGCATTTCTATTTGAGACTCTCTTACATAGATTTTTCTTTCTACATCGTCTCTTTGTGATTGATTGAATATATCGATACCTGGAATGTCATCGATAAAGAGTAAGAACTTATCAATAAAGTTCATGAATCGTCTAAATCCAGTCGTAACTAATTCTATTGTTTTTTCTAAACCAAGAAAATAGATACTTAGACCACCAATAATTGCTAATATCCCGATGAAGGTGCTTAATGAAGGGATTAGTCCTCTCATTAAACCACTAAATTTGCCCATATTCTTATTATTATCTTTAAGATTGGCAAGATTTTTCTTTTTCTCTGGTAATTCTTTTTGAAGGTGCTTACGACGTTTCTTGTCGTCCATCGTATAACCTTTAGCAAGTTTACCTTTGTGTTTCTCGTTTAATTCATCGAGTTTAAGAAGTTCTTTTTCTTCATCTTGTATTTCTTTAGTGAGTGAGATTTGTTTCTCATCGTTCTCTTTTCTTTCTTTTACACCTTTATTGTAATCTTTGATTGCTAAACCAAATCTTGCAAGTGGTAGAATGACAGTTGCTTGTAAAATGTTACTGATTGCTTTAAACTTATCAGAAACTTTTTCAGAAGTGCTATCGAGATCGATAAAACCACCAGACAACTCTTTAACACCTGAATTGAACAGATCACTACTACTCTTGCCTGCCATGACTTCCATTTTCATAGAAACCTTTTGTACGAGTTGCGATTGTTTAGCAGTCTCTTGTGTTATAATCTTCTGCTTATTAAGTTGCTTTTGATTCATTTCATTCTTCTTACTGAAGAACGAACCGAATTTATTTAAGAGACCGTCTACCTTTTCTTGTGATAATGTTTCTGCCATTACTTGTCCTTTTTATTCCAGAAATAGTCGTCGATCCAGCACTTGCCAAAATACAGAATACCTAACCAGATGGAAAATATAATTCCATCAAAGTAGGTTAGATTTTGCCAAGCACTTACTGGATCCATTATTTACCGAATGCCTTTCCTGCTTCACTGATACCAAATGCACCAAGTGTAACAACTACAAATGATGTATAGATTGTATCTGATATCTGTAAATCCATACCCCAAAATGCAGTGATTAGGTCACACATACCAAATGCTACCATAATAGCAAACGATATAAAACCTATAATTGATTTTTCGTTGATGTCGTTTTCATCACGGAACAATGCCCCAAATGAAAATCGTTCTACGGGTTGTGCGGCCGCAGTTGCGATCTTGAGTTCTTTGGACATCTTCTCCATTTCTCTGATCTTGTCTTGTGCTTCATCTACTTTTAGAACAAGTTCAGTATATTTCTCAAGGTCTACAGTTGCTTGACCACTTCCTGTTTTGACTGTTTCTTCTGCCATGTTACTTCCTATTTTTTAAACGTTCACGTTCAGTTTCTAAATGTTGAAGCAGAAGTTTCATGTATACCTCCCTTTCCCATGGCATCATATTTTCTAATTCAGTTAATGAATACTTGTGGTGTTGCATTAACTGAAAGTTGGTGTTATAATAGTTATACACCGACTCATGTGAAAGGGCGATTAAAAAAAATTCTCTAAACCCTTTACAGGAATTGAGTGATCTTTTTTACACTGGTCACATGTATAATCTACATTGTGTTCAAGTGTTGGCATTGATTCAACCCAATTGCTTAACATTTCTAACTGCTGAACAGTTAAACTTTCTATAAATGTATCAACTTCACGTGGTGAGTAATCTATAAGATCGTACACATCATCTTCATCAAATATTTGATCGATACTGTTTTTAATAATAGTCATAAATGAATCTTGAGGGTTTTGCTCAAGTTCACTTTGAACTGAAGCATTAGGGTATTTCATAACTACACCTAATGTTTCACTCAATTGTAACTTTGGATCAGGCAGATCATCTGTATTAATACTGATATCTGCTATTTCAACTTTGACATCTATTTCGCCACTACAACCTTCTGTAGCACACGATAGTTTCATGTCAACAGTTTCACCGACAGATTTACCTCTCACTTGAAGAAATAGATATTCTAAATCTCCAATAGGCAATTTGCCAGCATCAACTTCTCCAAAAGTCACTGCATTTATGACTGATGCTATTGCATTAAAAATCTCGGCCTGATTTTCTCCCTCTTGCATCAAAACTAAGTTTCTTTGTTCTGATACTAAGAAAGGTCTAAACTTGACCTTGATCTCACTTAAAGGCAACTCACAAAAATATTCTGGTGCCTTTTGTACTGGTAATCCCATAATTTATATTCTCCTTCAATTATACTGATCTATCTAAAAAGAACCACCTCTTCCGCCTTTACTTGATTGTACAGACTTATTGGGTGTTTTATCTTTAGTCTTAGATGGACCAAATGTACCATGTAATCTATTTAGTCGTTCCTGGAATTTTGTTATTTTACTGTTTGACTTACCAAACACTCCAAGTAAATCATTCAATGCACCAAGTGCCCTTGCACCTCGATTGAATCCAGAAAGTTGTCCAGGATTTTTGTATTCTGTTGTAAATGATCTGTATGCCCATGTTACTTCAAACTTCATAATGTCATCTGTAGTAGATGAGTCTAAGTCTTGTTGAGCAAATCCTACAGGGTATGCTTCATGCAAAGTGTATGATAGAGACTTTTTATCTGATCTAGTTAGTTGGTTTATCTCTACTCTGCCTATGTAATTGTTATACCATTCGTATACAGGTAAAAAAGCATTGCCCTCGATTTCACCTTGAGCAGAGAAGATAGTTTCTTGCCATGCTTGTATTATGAATCTATCTGCAAACGTAGAATCACATAAGAATGACATTGTTACTTCCCCGCCATGATTGACCTGATATGGCATTTTTCTTGTAGGTCCATATTCTGAAAAGTCAGCAACTTCTAAACTTCTACCAGGTAAAGATGCATTTACACATCTAATACCTCTCATAGAGAAGTCACCCTCAGTTGCACCCATAAGTGCTGACGGACCAAATACGTTTACTTCGAATCTGTTTGCTCTTGCACCCTGATCAAATTGGTGTCTAATGTTTTCTATTTCTAATCTTCTTGCCATGTTTTACCCGTATATTTCTTTTTTAGCATATGCATAAACTTTGTTAGCATTTTCTTTTTGAAACTGTGTTACTGGCAATAACGCAATGAGATCCCAATATTCTGGATCGACATCTAACGCATTGCCAACAATGTTTGACTTGAGATACTTTTTGATACATGGTTTTGCCCACTTTAATTTTGCTACTGAAGTGAGTAATTGGTAAGTCATACGTATTCTAGTAGTCTCATCAAACTTTTCGTTATTTGTATATTCAAACAATCCGTCTAATAAACGAATACGATATCTTGGTGGTATATAATGTAAGTTCATTCCTAAAAACGAACCATCTCTATAATCTTCGATTACAATTACACAAGGAAATCTGTCCCAATAAGGCAATTTGTCTTGTGTCTTAGCATCATAGAAATACATGTACATCTTACCATCAATATATCGGTCAGTTTTTTCTATGCCCGATGTTTGATAGAATCGTCTAGCAGGAATACGCATTCTTTGAACTCTTTTTCTAAACCAATTCATACTATCGTATGATCGTTTAGCAAGTTCTTTAGGACTTTCTTTCTGTAATCTTTCTAGTAGACTCATACTACTATTTATGACTACTTGACTGTAATAATTACCTTATTATTTTCAAAAGTTTTAATTTTATCAGATACGTGAATTAACAAGTTCAAATCTTTCTTAGTAAACGTTTGATTGTCTTTAACATAGATTTCAACACCATGCTCTTCGCCATCAAAGTGTACTACACTTGCAAGTTCTTCATCGTAGTAATTGAGTAGTTTAGGTTTTGTATGATTGAGCATGGACTCCATGGTCTCACCCCAATCTTTAAATTTATCTAAACCTTGTGTGATGTGTGCTTCTAACATAAACAAAGTATCTTCTTCGCCAATGAACTTACGAACCCTTGAGAACCATACATCGTTTTTCTCATCTTTAGTTTCATCGTCTGTATCGAAGTAACTTAACCATTCGTCGAAGTTTAATTCTTTACTATCGTATTTGTTTAGAGGGTCCCATATCATTAAATCAACATCTAGTAGATCAGCACTAACTAATGCTCTAATTCTATTTCCACCAGGATGGAAGTGTATAAAGTTTCCGTTACGTAACACACCATTAGGGGGTGACCATAATCCCTTCTCTAAAATGTCGTGGTGTAAAAACCAATGCTTATGTGTAAGCAGTTTATGGTCTTTGTGGTCCCAAGTATCTTCGAAGAAGTTTGAAAATGGTTGATCTGTCCATTTTGAAAAGTTATCTGTAACGTAACCCAGATCAATAGCATGTCTCAAAGACATAATCTTGGGTTTACATGTAGTTTCATTCCATAATCTTTTTACTTCGTCTAATACACCTGCATCATTGATACTGCCAAGTGTTTCGTATTCTTTATTTGGTTGTGATTGTGAATTTGTTGCCATCTTGTACTCTCTCTACCTCTCCTGGATATAAGTCTAAGAACATTCTTAGATCGTTTCTTGTAAATATGTAGTCGTTATGTGTTTCTAGAATAACGCCTGTCTCTTCTCCCTCGTGTCTAAACAAGTCTTTGATATCATCGTCACATTTACCCTTTAGTAAAGGCCTAAGTGACTTATACATTCCTTCTTTAATGTCTTTGACTGCATTATACATGCCCTTTCTATCTTCTTGTACATGTACTTCGAGAATCTCGTCTGGTATGATTGCACCAAATATTGTTTTGTTTATATTGTCAAATAACCCATACCATTCATCAAACGTTAATGGTTTTTGGTCATATTCTCTCATGTAACCACATTTATCCCAAAGAATTACTTTTTGGTCCCAATCTCTCATGTGTCTGATAGCATGAACCCTCGACATTCCGGGATGGACATGTACTTCACCTTCGTGATTCGTCTGTTTCCATGGTTTGAAATTGTAATTAGGGATTTTCTTAAATCTTGCTTGTATAAAACTATAAAGACCTACTGTACGTGCTTGATTGACTAACCATTGCACTTTAATTTTATGAAATACCCAGTTATGATCTGTATCTTGTAAGTCAGTTTTATTATCTATAGTTGTTCGTAAGTCCATTTTGTTGAAAAAGTGTTCAACGTACTTGTTTAACTGTTCATCTGTATAACTGTAGTTACCAAACATGCCATCATTGTCTAATTGACCATAAGTTACAACATATGGTTTTACTGTTTGTGATAGTTGTTCAAAACATGCTTTAAAATCAGCAAAGTGTTTGTCTTTTGCCTCTTGAGTTAGATGTTCCCATTGAAAGTTGAAGTGTCTGAACTCAGAAAAATCTGTATCAGCAACTATGGGTTCAGATTTAGTTAAACGCATTCAAATGTTCCTCTACTCTTTTCAAGTCTTCAGGTGTATCAACTGATAAACCCTCATCATCGACTTCTACCATTTTTACATTAAACCCCATTTCTAGATATCTTAGCATTTCTACACTTTCTGCTCTTTCTAGTGGACCTCGTTCTATCTTATTAAACATCTCTAACGATTCACGATTGAAGCAGTATAATCCTAGTTGTTGTTTAAAGTCAGTCTCTTCTTTTTGATTGTAAGGTACAGGCAGTCTACTGTAATATTGTGCCATGTTACCTTTATTAGTTATGACTTTGACAACGTTCTTATCATGCAGTTTATAATCATCGTTTACTTTAACATAAGCATTTGATACACCAATGTTATCGTCATGTTCTTCTATTAATTTATCAATTGCTTCTGGGTTGATCAGAGGTTCGTCACCTTGTATATTGACGAATCTATTTCCATCACATAACTGAAGTGCATGGGCACATCTATCTGTACCTGTAGCACAATCACTTTCAATTACAATGCAACGTAACTCATTTGCAGAACAATATTGTCGAATACGATTATCATCTGTTAATATAACAATAGTGTCGATGTTTTTACACATGTGTACTTGATCATATACACGTCTCAACATGGGTATACCATTGATGAGTTCTAGTGGTTTACCAGGATAACGAGATGACTCCCATCTCGCAGGTATCATACCAACTGTTAAATTAATTTGTTTATCTGGTCCACTGAGTGTTCGCATTTCACTTGTCCATATCCATATTTTGCATGTATAAAATCTACCCCTGCTCGTAGGGCGCATTCGTAATCACTTATCATGTCCCCGATGTAAATTGTGTCTTTGGGGTCTTCATTACAGAATGCAATAGTATTTAGTAATTGATCAGGTGAAGGTTTTCCACGTAAACCACTTTTTGGCGAACATACAAAGTCGAATTCTGGCAATAGTTTTCCGTCGTCTCTTAGACCTTTGAGTATTTCTCTAACTCTAGTTCCATCTTTAGATGTACAGATTGCTATTTTACACCCCCTTTCTTTCAAGGTGTTTAAAGTGTCGATAGCACCAGGATAAATTTTAACTTCGTCAATACCTTGTGATGATGACTTATCATAAGTTGCCTTTATGTTGGTTTGATCTTCTGTTATACCAATTTCTGTAAGTATATCATAAAAGGGTTTACCAATGTGCTTGGCATATTCTTCAAAAGGCACATCAATCTTATGATTGAGTTGTACAACACCCCAGGATATTTTCATATTTGGGAGAGAGTCGATGATTACACCATCGAGATCGAATACATATAATTTTTTCATTTTTTTGGTAAGATTTCTTTCTCAGTTAATATTCTAAACACATACTTACGATCATCACAATACTCTTGTGCGGCCTTAAACTTGGCCTGATTGACCATGTATGTAGTTACCTCAGTAAGATATCTCTTAGTTCTCCTATTTGGATTTTTAGGGGGAAATAATTGCTTGTAAGGTTTAACTTCTATAATTTCTCGTACAGTTTGCTTGTCTTTGTTCACGTACTTTACGTAGAAGTCAGGAAAGTAACGATGGACTCTCTTGTCAACAGGCGATCTGTATGGTATAACGATTTCTTCACTTCCCCATTCAATAATTTTATCATTATCATCACACCATTTCATAAATCGACGTTCTAAAAGAGATCGATAAAAGATTTTGGTAGGGTCACCTTTATATTTTTTGTAGTTCTTCGGTTTAAAACGGCCACTATACGACATAAATAACAGTATTACAATTCATTTTAAGTGTATTTATACTCATGGCATATATAGACAAATTAATCGGAAA